TTGTGACCAGTGCGGCCAGACCTTCCCCATCGATTTGAAGGACCGGCCACTGCGGGGCGGCGGTAAGGAACGCTTTTTTCGCTGCCCGCATTGCAAGCATAAATACGTCGTTGCCCGCTTCACACCGCTTGGGGTGAAACTGGCGCAAGAGATTCAACGGGTCGAGGCGCAGATGAACCGCCAGCCCAACAGCGACAACACTGCGTTGCGCGAGCGGTTGGTGGAACTAAGGACGCAGCTGCGGCCAGAGGTGAGTGGGGTCTAGGCGAGCGCAGCAACAATTATATTCGGTTGTCCCATGCAGGGAGCCATGAGTAGGTAGTTTCTACTTGTGGCTCCTTTTTTATTTCAAGGATTGACGTGGCTTTTCAACGGGTAAACGGGCTTGTCGAGCGCTTTCAGGCGCTCTTTCGACCAAGAGTACAGCAGGCACCACCAGCGACGCTGGTGGTGCCCCCGCCGCGTCCGTCTGCCCTTGTCCAACAGTTTGCCGCTGAAGCTGGCCGGCGTCCGCTCGTCGAGGATTGCCGGCGCATGTACGAGGAGGACACCCGCGCCCAGGGGGTCGTGGACACCCTAGCCGCCGATTCGGTCAAAGGCGGCTTTGAACTGCGGGTGGATGGCCGGCGTGCCAAGGAGGCGCAGCAGATCGCAACCGATTTGCTGAACCGCATCAGCTTCTGGGAGAACATCGAGGAGTGGGTGCGCGAGACCCTGAACGACGGTGACACCTTCCTGGAGCTGGGGGCGAACCGCCAAGGCGACATTGTGGAGGTGACGCGCAAACCGACCTTGGAGATTCACCGCTGGACGGATGAGTATGACCGCTTTATTGACCCCAGCCGTGCGTTCTTCTGGACCGACTTGTATTGGAACGGGGGCTACAACCTGGACCCGCCGGCTGACGCCGTGTTCTTTGCCGAGTGGCAGTTGATCCACGCCCGCGGCGGCAAGCGCGCCAACAGCCGGTACGGCCGGCCGCTCTTTGGCAGCGCCCGCAAGGCGTATAAGCGGATGCAAGAAGGTGAACTGGACATCGCCATCCGCCGTAAGACGCGGGCCGGCATGAAGTATGTGCATAGCCTGGAAGATGCCAGCGAAGCGGACATCCAAGCCTATCAGGCGCGCAACAAAGCGGCCCTGGGCGATCCCTTCGCCGCCGTCGCCGATTTCTTTAGCAACAAGCGCACAACCATTCAGTCCATCCAGGGCGACGCCCGCCTGAGTGAGATTGACGACGTGCTGCACCACATCCGCACCTGGTGGGTGGCGGCGCCGGTGCCCATGTCGCTCCTGGGCTATGGCCAGGATTTGAACCGCGATGTGCTGGACGAACAGAAAGAGCAATACGACAGCCGCAAGGAGGCGCAGTCCGGCTGGGTGACGGCGCAGTTTGTGAAGCCGCTCGTCGAACGGCAATGGCTACTGAAGGGGATTTTGCCGGAATCCCTCAACTGGTCCGCGGAATGGGCGAGCAAGCAAGCACTGTCGGCCACTACGCTCAAGGACGCCGGCGACGCTGCGCTGAAGCTCAAGGCGCTGGGCTTACGCGATGAGACGGTGATCCGCCTGTTGTCGCTCTTTATTCCAAACTTTGATGCAGCCGCGGAGATTGAAGCCATCCAGCAGCAGATGGCGGACCAAGTGGCCAGGGTGGCGGCCAACGCCACGCCGGACCGGGGAGCGGGCAGCAATGGCGCTCAGTGACCTCCGCCCGGCTGACGTGGACCAACTGAACCATGCCGCGCTGATGCGCCTGACCTTGCGCGTGATGGGCGAGACGCACCAGCAGCTCTATCCGTTTCAAGCCTGGCTGGTGGGGCTGGTGCGGGGTAACACCGACACCGAAGGCATGGTTAGCGGCCATGCTGTGCTGGGCGCAATGGGGCAGGTTGAGAGCCGGTATCGGGCGTTTGTGCAAACCTGGTCAGCCTTGCTCACGGCAGCCAGAGAGCAGGCGGCCAGTCTGCCGTTCGGAACGTTGGTCGTCCAGCACAATGCCTTTATGGCCGGCGTGACGCAGCCGCTCACCGAGGAGCAGACGCCCGATGAGGTCGGGGCGATCATCGGCCTCTGGCAGCAGCGCCGGCAGCGGGCGCTTATGGCTGCACAGCAGCGGGTGTATGGCGATGGGCTGCAACTCAGCCAGCGCATCTGGCAACTGGAGAACGGCGGCCTGACCGCCATCCGCAACACGCTGGCGACGGCGTATGCAGAACGGACCAGCGCCGCGGATTTGGCCGACCGGCTGGAAGGATTGCTAGGGGCTGAGCAGGATTTGCCCCGCTGGACGAATCAACGCCTGTACGGCATGACGCCCAGCGAACGGGCCGCCGATGCAAACGGGCTGCTGCGGGGGCCAGAGGACCGCGGGCAGGGGATCGCTTACAAGGCGCTCCGCTTGGCGCGGACGGAATTGCAGTATGCCAACCATGCGGTAGCCACCGAGATTGTCAAGCATTCGCCGTGGGTGACGGGACGCAAGGTGCGCTTATCGCCGGGGCATCCGAAGGTTGACATTTGTGACGAGTATGCGGCAGGCGGACCGTATCCGAAGGACCAGGAGATTTTGCCGTTACACCCAAACTGTGTGACGCCGGGGCAGATGGTGACGACGGATCGGGGCGATGTCCCGATTGAAAGAATAAAAGCTGGTGACAACGTGCTGACGCACAAGGGGCAGTACAAGCAAGTGAATAAGGCTTGGTCAAGCCCGCATGATGACACAGTTTATGAGTTCATCACACCATGCGGGCGGTTTGAGCTAACCGGCAATCACCCTGTCTTGCTGCATCGTGGATGGGTTAATGCCGATGCTGTTCAACTTGGCGATCAAGTCTTGTACGCACTGCCGAGCATTAGCCTGGATTTGGTTTTGCGAGAAGCGAAAGATGTGCCAGCCAAGGTCACGAAGGAAAGCATCGCGCCGAGCGTCGAAGTCGGGCTTACATTCATGCCATCCACCATCGCACTCAATCGCGACCTTGACCGCGGGCAGCACGATGTCAATGAAGTAGCGACCAACTTGGAATTCTCGCTCATAGCTGATCCCGGCACTATCGAGTTCGGCAAGCATGGCGATCTCCAAGGGGCTTGGATTGGCGAGCCTGTATTCTCTTTGAGCCAACAGCATGGGCATGAGGCCGGGATTGTCGATGAGTTTTGCCCTAGAGATTTTCTGAGCAACATCTGGACGTTTGGCCGGGTTGTTTTGCCCAGTGAAGTCAAGGTGCTTGCGGGTCTCGCCCATTTTGATGCTAGTCGCAACACTGCGGGAACCGTCATCTTTGCTCCAGGTCGCTTTGACGGCTTCGCTTCGACTACGCAGGGGAATACCGTACAAGGCCAAGAGGTCACGCAACATGCGATAGGTCAAGCCGTAGCGCCGAAAGATTTCCGGGGATTCGAGTTGTTGGGTGATGTAGATGTCACGCAGAAATTCAGTAGCGGGGCGCTGGTATTCGGCTTCGATCAGCAAGACATGGAATTGAACGCTGGTCAAGCCATGCTTCTCGAAGTGGGAGCGGGCGACGCGCTTCATACGCAACCCGCAAATGGGGCAAGTAATCATACTGATAATCTCCTGTCATTATCTCCTGATGTTTGCTGGGGCGCTGAGTCAGGAAACTCAGGTGTCAAAGGGGTAGCTAATCCCTTTCAAGCCCTACCGAATTATAGCACAGTTCAGGAGATAAGGCAACGCCACTACACTGGGCCGGTCTATAACATGGAAGTCGAAGACGACCATAGTTACACCGTAAACGGCGCTGCTGTACATAACTGTATGTGCTACTACGAGAACGTAGTGATGGGCAGTAGCCAGTTTGCTCAGCAGGTCAAGGGTTGGCTCAAAGGCGAGAATGGTTTCTTGGACGATTACCGGGATTGGCTTGGGACACAGCGCCCGACCGAGCCGTTCCCGTGGACAATGAGCCTGGCGGACAGCCTGGAATTGTGGCTCAGTCAGAGTCAAGGCGCACAGGCAGCGGCGCTGCGTTTGAATTGAGGGAAACATGAAAACAGAAGCGGAATTTTTGGCAGCGCTCTTGCGCTATTTTGGGCTAAACGAGGCCCTACGCAGCGACCAGAGCTATGAGGGGCTAAAGCAGCAGATTGAGGCGGCGCTGAACACCTGGTCAGACCGGCCCGCGAATGACCTCTGTGTGCGCTGGACCTTTAGCGACCGGGTGATTGCCACGGCTTGGGTTGAGAAGATGGACGGCGCAGAATGGCACGCCTGGGAAATCGCGTACAGCCAAAGCGACGCCGGTGGCATCGTGTTCGGCAAATTCATGGAGGTCAAGCAGGTGCAGCTCTTTGAGCCAGCGCCCGTGACCGAGAGCAAGAAGGCCGGCCGGACCTTCACGGAGACCATTGAGCAGGTGATGACGCTGACGGAAGCGGCGTCCGGGGCACGCAAGGTCAAGGCCATCGGCATCACGGCGGACGTGGTCAACGGCAATGCGCGCCGCTACCCGCGTGCGGTCGTGGCCAACGCCGTGGCCAAGCTCAATGGCCATTTACACGAATCGAACGGCCAGGGGCGCTTTATCGCCACTGGTGAAGTAGAGCATCCGACAGACAAGGGCGGGCGACCCAACTTGCTGGAAACCGTGGTGAAGTGGGAGGCGGCATCCCTGGACAGCGCTGGCAAGGTGCTCCTGGAAGGCGTCATCCTCCCGACCGGTAAGGGCAAGGACATCTCGGTCTTGATTGAGCATGGCGTGCCAATCGGCGTCTCCATGCGCGGATATGGGGATTGGAGCCTGATCACCGAATCCGGGCAAACCATCCAGCAAGTAACTGATTTGACGATCAAGGGGTTCGATCTGGTGGCACAACCATCCGATCCGAACGGGCAAGTAACAGAGAGCGCCCAAGCAGTGGGCAAAGAGGAGGGGAAGAAACCCATGAATCTAGAAGAGCTATTGAAGGAATTGAAGGCGGACCCCAAGAAGTTGGCGGCCTTCTTAAAAGAAAACCCAGACCTGACCGAGAGTCTGACCGGTGAGTTGGGCCTGACCGATCGGCGGCAGATCGCCGGCGCGCTGGGCATTAATGCGGCGCGGCTTGACGCGGGGCTAAAAGAGATGCAGGAGAAGGCGCAGGCGTTTGAAGAAACGCAGCGCCAAGCGGCCATTGATAAGGCGATTGACGAGGCGTGCAAGAATCTGCCCTATGGCGAACAGCTCAACAAGAAGTTTGTTGAAACTGTGCGCGAGGCCAAGCCGGCCACAGTGGAAGCGGTGCAGCCGATTGTCGAGAGCCGGGTCAAAGAATGGGACACCATTCTGGCCGCCACGCGCCTAGCCGGTATGGGCAAGGGCGTGCAGGTCATGGGGCCGGTGTTCGAGCGTGAGACCGGTCAACCGGAATACACGCGCAGCGCTTGGGAACTCAACGAATCCTTGGTGCGCAGTGGGAACGGCAGGCGGCGCGACTTGCGCAAGGCGGAAACCAAGGCCGAGATCTACGCCCGCCTGGTGCTCGAACGCTTTGACCTGAACTACCGCCAACAAATGCTGGCCGAGGCGAAGCTCTTCCAAGAAGCCGAGACAACCACGGACCTCAATCTGCCGTACACGGTCAGCCGTACGATCATCGAACAGGCGTTCCCGGAACTGATCGCCGCCAACGTCTTTGACTTTGGCGTGGCGAGCGCCAGCCCGGAACGGTTGTACTTCGAGACCTACGCCGGCGAGAGTGGCTCTAGCGCCACCGTCACCGATGAGGTCGTCACGGGCGATCACGGGGTTTGGGTCACGTTGGCTCACGCCCGCTTGCAGCCCGGCACCGTCGTGTTGACCGATAGCGGCGGCTCCACGACCTACGAAGAGGGCGTAGACTACGTGGTCAACTATGTAACCGGCGCGCTGATGACCTTGGCCGCGGGCGCGACCACCGACAGCCAATCGCTCAAGATTGACTACACCTACGATGCCATCCGCAAGGGCGAGAACACCGAAATCGAACGGGCCAAGACCCAGTTGTCTTATATGACGATGGAGATTGCAGCGGATCGCCTGGCCATTCAGATCACCAATGAGGCCGTGGTCTTTAGCCGTTCGCAGCTCGGCTATGATGCCGTAGGCCGCACGCTCTCCAACCTGATTCGGGAAATCCGGCGCATCATTGACCGCGGCGTCATCTACCGCGCCATTGCAGCCAGCCTGCAACAGGCCAACAACAGCGGTGGGACGTGGGCGAGCGGCAGTGACCCCATCGCCGAGCTGGTCGAAAAAGTGGGCGTCGCCAAGACCAAGGTATACAACCGCTTCTACGTGCCGACCAGCATCCTGATGAGCCAGACCAATGCCGACCGGTTGAGCAACTGGGATGGCTTCACCCGCTTGGGCTTTGACAACGCCACGCTCAACGCCGCAGGCTTCGCCGGCAGCATCAAGGGCCTGCCGATCTTCGCCACGCCCGAAATGAGCGATAAGTACATCTTAACCCCCAACCGCGAGTTGGTCATGCACCGGGTGTATCAGGCGATGGCGCTCAAGGGACCGTTCCCGTCGTTCAGCAACGGGAAATTACTGGCGGCGGATCAGTGGTACACCGAAGAGTTCAACGGCACCGAAGTGCCGGTTGTGCAGAAGGTTGCCCACGTCGTCGTGAGCTAGCAGGAAGTAGGAATCAGGAATTAGGAATTAGGCGGCCGCAGGGGCTTGATTGTCGCACCACGACATGAAGGTTCTGCGGCGGCCTAATCCCTAATCCTTACTCCCTAATTCAGAAAAGGAATCTAACATGAAAAGACATTTAACGATCTCTGTGTTTGTCGTCGCGCTTATGGCGCTTATCGGCAGTCTACTGTTTGTCCCCGCGTCACCCGTAGGCGCAGCGCCGAACGCTGTGCTGACGCCGGTGTCCTATAGTGGCAGCGGCGGTGACAATCAAAAAGTCATCTTCTTCAACGGCAATGTCACCGCGGACGCTCGCGTCTGCTTCGACCTGAGCAACTACCAGAAGGTTGACTTGCAGTATGTAATCGACCAAGGCACCACCAACACGACTACGCTCAAGCTGCAATGGAGCAACGACTATAACGCCACAACCGGCACGGGCAACTTCGAGGATCAAGCGACCATCGTTTCAGCCAATGCCGCCGATGCGCATGGGGGTCAACAGTATGCGCTCGTCGGGCAGTGGAATTGCGTCTTTGCCGACGTGACCAACAGCAACGCGCTTGGCCTCAGAGTGATTGGGGTCGCCAAGCCCTAATGGTCCAGTTTCGCTACACGGGCAAGCAACCCATCCTGGTCGGGCATAAGTTCATCTATCAGGACGAGGTGCATAACGTGACCGCTGCGCAGTGGGCGACACTGCAAGCGCAATATAATAGCGCGCGCTTTGTGCTGCTCACTGCGCCGATTACGAAAGAATTGTTATCAGCCGATAACAATAACGAAACGCAAGGCACCGGGGCGCTTTCTGCCCCCGTTCAGGACCTTAACAACCAAACAGAGAAGAAGCCGCGCCGGCGCGCCAAGGCAGGCTGACCATGACCGCGCCGACGCTGAATGCGGGCTACCAGGCTGGTGCTAGCGCCAGCAATGAAACCACAACCACCGTCACCGTGCCAACCACGTTGGCCGCAGGTGACTTGTGGTTCATCGCAATGGCGTCCGATCCCACCAGCCAGGCGTTCACCTTCCCGGCTGGCTTTAGCAAAGAGTGGTCCGACTTTACCTTTATCACCGGCAACTTGGTCGAATCCGGAGTCGTGGCCAAGAAGGTCAGCAGCGGCAGCGACAGCAACGCCAGCGTCACGGTAGGGACGAGTGAGCGGCAAGCCTGGGTGAGCTTTGGGGTGCATGGCGGCAACGCCACGCTCCACGCCAGGGGGACTGACCAGGAAGGCAACAGCGGGACGATCACCTTCCCAGCGGTAACGACGACGGTGGACGATTGTCTCTTGGTGCGCATCGTCTTCACGGATGTGAGCAGCGGCCAGACCCTGCCGTTCGACGCCATGACCGGTTGGGTCAAGGCGACCGAAGCCTATGTTTCGAGCGGCGGCGCGGTTGGCCTCTACACCAAAACGCTCACGACGCATGGCACCGAAGCTGCGGGCACCGCGACGATGGCCCGCAGCGAACAATGGTACGCCATCACGTTTGCCATTGCGCCCTCGTCGCTCAGCATCGCACCGACCGGCATTGCGACCAGTAGCGCCAGCGGTACGGCCATGCTGGTGCAGCGGATCGGGGCAACGGGGATTGCATCAGCCGCGGCGCTTGGTTCAACCAAGATCAACCTGCAACTCAAGCCAACCGGACTTGCGACCAGCGCCGCGTTGGGTGCGCCGACGGTTGCCCCGCAAGCCGTGACGATCACGCCGACCGGACTGACGACCGCAGCGGCATTGGGCGCTGTCACCCTTCGCCCCACGTACGGCGTCACCGTGACCGGCATTGCGACTGGTCAAGCCCTTGGTGCAAACACAGTCGCACGGGGCATCAGTCCAACCGCCATCGCAACCGGCGAGAGCTACGGCACGACCAAGCTGCACCAGACGCTCACGGCGACCGGCGTCGCCACCGCAGCGGCGTTGGGGGCCGCCACGGTCGCACGGGGTAGCGTGACCGTGACCCCAACGGGCCTGGCGAGCAGCGCAGCCCTTGGGTCAACCTATATCTCGGTCGCTGCGCAAATCCTGACCACAACCGGGATTGCATCAGCCGAGGCAACGGGGACACCCCAGCTTAACCTGCGTTTGCCGCTCACAGGCGTCGTCAGCGCAGCCGCCTTTGGGGCATTGCTGATCCGGTCATCCGTGGTGGCCACGGGCATCGCAACGGGCGAAGCGCATGGCACGGCGGATGTTGAACACATCATTGCCATTCAAGTGGCCGGTATGGCGAGCGGGGCCGCCTTCGGGACGGCCACCCTAGCCCGCGGCAGTGTAAGCGTCACGGCGACCGGTATCACATCTGGGCAAGCAGTCGGTACGCCACAGCTCAACCTGCGCCTGATCGTCAGTGACATCACAACGGCGGAAGCGGTCAGCGCAGCCAAGCTCCAAAGCACCGTGCTGGCGGTTGGTGTTGTGAGTGGTGAGGCGTTTGGCGTGGCAATCTTGGCCAAAGCGCTTGCCCCAACCGGCATCGCCACCGCAGCGGCGTTAGGGATTGGCACGGTGCAACCGGGCGCGAGACCTACACCGCTAACCGGCATTGCGGCAGCGGACGCTTATGGCACATTGGCCATTTCGACCTTTACCGGCGTGCGACCAACCGGCATTGTGACGACGGTTGCAACGGGAACGCCGAGTGTGTTGCGGGGATCAGCGGCGCTTGGGGCAACCGGCATCGCGAGCGGAGAGGATACCGGTGATCTCCTGATCAGGTTGCGGCTGGCTGTTAGTGGGGTGGTGAGCGCAGTGGCGTTTGGCGCGGCAGACTTGGGCCAACCGATCAGCCCAACCAGCGTTGCGCCGGCCGCGGCGCTGGGGAGTCACAGGGCAACCCTGACCATTGCCATCACAGGCATGGCGACCGACTTTGCCAGCGACATCCAGCACGTCCATTTCGGTAACCAAAATATTCTGGCGAGTGGGCTTGCTACGACGAGCGCAAGCGGGATTAGCCAAATCAATCAGGCAGTGACGCCGGACGGTCTGGTCAGCACCGAAAGCTATGGGGTCACGCAGTTCAATCAGCAGTTTGGGTTGCCGGGCATCGCCAGCGGGTTCACTGCGGGCAGTCACCAGCTCAACCTGGCGCTGGCTTTGGCGGGCCTAGCCAGTGACGCCGAATGCGGCGGCCTGATCATCGCGCAAGTCTTTACTGTCGCGCCGGGTGGTCTGGCGACTACCACAGCCTTCGGGGCGAGCGCCGTTGCACCGGGAGCAGTTACTGTGACGCCGGCGGGTTTGGTGAGTGGCTACGGCAGCGGGAGCCATGTGATCAGCTTGGCGCTGGCCTTGCATGGCGTCGCCTCGGCGTTGACGTTTGGCAGCTTGGCCCTGGCTGCAACGGTGACGCTCTATCCGGCTGGGCTGGCGAGTAACGCCGCACTCGGCAGTGACATTGTCCTGGCTGGCAGCGTGACCATCACGCCAAGCGGTCTAGCGTCAAGCGCAACGATTGGCGCGCAGGTCCTCGCCCTCGCCTTGGCCCTGAGTGGTCTGGCGAGCAGCGCAACGCTGGGCGCGGCGCAAGTCAATCACCGGCTCTTTATGGAGAGCGCAGACAGCGCAGCGGCCTTTGGTACGGCGCTTTTGCACCAGCGGCTCTTCCTGGCGGGTCTGGCGAGCGCTAGTGAGTTTGGCAGCACTAGGCTGGCCTTAGTCATCGCTACGACTGGCGTAGCCGGCAGCGAGGCGCTAGGCAGCCACCAGGTCAATCTAGCGCTTGCGCTGGCGGGGCTAGATAGTGTGGCCGTGATTGGCGATCACCAGTTCAACCTAGCGCTTTCGTTGACCGGCCTGGCCAGTGACGCTGTGCTTGGTGACGCCCGGTTGGCGCTGACAGTTGCGCCGAGGAGTATTGCTAGTGATGAGACATTAGGCAGCCACCAGGTTAATCTAGCGCTTGCGCTGACCGGTTTGGATAGCGATGCAACACCAGGGGCTTTAACTGTACTACCGCAACCGGTTTGGGTTCTACCCAGCGGCATGGCGGCCACTGCGGCACTGGGGACCACCAAGGTGGTTTGGGCCATCCGGCCTGGTGGCATGGCGAGCGGCGCTCTGTTTGGCAACCTATTGATTGCAATTTTCTTGGAGTCAACCAGGGCGTTCAGGATTAAGGCGGAACAACGCACCTGGACTGTCCCTGTAGAGATACGAACATTCAGTGTAAGGAGATGAAATGGCTAACTATTTGTATGACCGTGGCCGCCAGGGCTTCTTGGCTGGCGAAATTGATTGGGATGCGGACACGATTAAGCTGGTGTTGGTGGACGAGGCGGATGATACGCCCTCGCAGAGCGGCGACAATGCCCTGAGTGACCGGGCCGGTGCGTCACGTGTGGCGACCTCCGGCGCGTTTGCCAGCAAGACGACGACCGCCGGCGTGGCCGACGCCGCCGACGTGACGCTGTCCACCGTGACCGGTGATCCGTCGGAGTCCATCGACATCTACAAGGACACCGGCACGGAGTCAACGAGCTATCTGATCGCCAACATCAACTCGGCGACCGGGTTGCCCGTGACGCCCAACGGCGGCGACATCATCGTGCAATGGGATAACGGCTCAAACAAAATCTTTAAGTTGTAAGCATTGGGCAAAGGCAACCATGACCCAAACGATCATCACCGGCCAAATCAGCACGCTCCAGATTCGCCAAGAAGGGCAGCGCGTCATTGTCATCAGCAACGGCAAAGCCATCTTGGATTTGCCCTGGGATGCGGCTTTGGCTGTAGCGCAGGCCATTCGTGTCAAGGCGCGTCTGGCGGAAGAGCAAGCCAAGGCGGAACAGATTGTGTTTGACCAGGCGCTTCTCACCAGACTGGGCTTGCCTTTGGGTTTGACCGGCAACCGCGCCATCCAGCGGGAAGCCCAGAAAGAGGCGGCGTGGAACAGTGATCTGCGGCGCTATATCCGCCACAACAGAATGGGCGGCATGGGTTCACAGACCGCCTTAGGCGCACCAGCGATTATCCGGCGCGATCCGCCGGGGAAGGAATAACATGAACTACGAAGCAATGACCATTGAAGAACTGGAAAAGGCCATCCAGGCGTTGAGCGCGCAACGGGAAGCGCTCAAGGTGCAGCAGCAGGCGGCGCATGATGTCTTAAACGCCAAGGTTGCAACGGAAGCCGCCGCGAAGTTGGTGGCCAACTTGGACGACGCCCAAAAAACCGCGCTCTTGCAGGCCATTCAAGGCCAAGGGCTGGGCAGCGCCGCCGTCGTTAAGGGCATGGCCTAAGCATGGCGACGCCGTTCGTGGCCGAGAAAGACCCGGCTGCCACGCTGGACTACCAGTTCAACTGGGCTGAGTGGCTGGCCGGGGATACCATCGCCGCGTCGACGTGGGCCGCCGCTGACGGGTTGACGGTGGCGAGCAGCACGTTCACCAATGTGCTGACCACGGTGTGGCTGAGTGGCGGCGCGGTGGGTCTCACCTACGCCGTCACCAATCACATTACGACCGCGGGTGGGCGCACAGATGAACGGACGCTGAGTATAGTTGTAGTGGAGAAGTGAGGTTGACATGGCAAATGGCGCAATCGTCGTAGATGTGGTAATTGCCGAGGCGGAAGATATTGTTCCGCCGAATGATCCTGCCGACCACGGCAAAGCACTGGTGCGCAATTCAACAACGCACAAATATGAGCATGTT